ACAGGCGAGCTGCTCTCATCCCTTGGTCTTACATCTGCTAGGCAGGACAGGAATGGCGACTTTAACGTAAAGGTTGGATTTGCAGAGCCGCGCTCTGATGGCGGGAGCAATGCTAAGATTGCCAACATTATCGAATACGGCAAGCATGGTCAGCCAGCAAAGCCTTTTTTAAAGCCTGCCAAAAGTTCATCACGGAAGCCTTGTGTGGGTGCAATGACTGCCAAATTGGAGGAGGAAATTGATAAGCTATGAGCATTTTATCAGAATTAAACACACTCATAACAGCCATACCCATTCCCGTGGAAACAGGTGTTTTTTCAGGCAAGGCACCGGATGAGTATGCAGTCATAACACCTCTTTCAGATATTTTTGAAGTCCATGCGGATAACCGTCCGGGATTTGATGTACAGGAGGCACGGATATCGCTGTTTTCAAAAGGTAGTTATCTGCTGTACAAAAAGCAGATCACAAATGCACTCTTGAATGCGGATTTCACAATAACCGAACGCCGGTATATCGGACACGAGGACGATACCGGGTATCATCACTATGCCATCGACGTGGCAAAAAACTATGGATTGGAGGAATAAGAATATGGCAACTATCGGTCTTGACAAATTATACTATTCAAAAATAACTGAAGACGTAAACGGCGAAGAAACTTATGGAATTCCCTCTGTTCTCGCCAAAGCCATCACCGCCGAACTCTCGGTGGAACTGATGGAGGCAATTCTGTATGCAGACGACGGTGTAGCCGAGGTCGTTAAGGATTTCAATAACGGAAAGCTCACCTTAGGTGTTGACGACATTGGTCCTACGGCCGCAGCGGATCTGACCGGGGCAACAACGGACGACAATGGCGTGTTGATCTCTGCCAGTGAGAATGTGGGTAAATCTGTGGCAGTGGGATTTCGTGCACAGAAGGCCAATGGCAAATACCGCTATTTCTGGCTTTATCGTGTAAAGTTTGGACTTCCGGCAACAAACCTGCAGACAAAGGCGGATTCCATCAAGTTCTCAACACCCACCATTGAGGGAACGGTCACCCGCAGAAACAAGCTGGACAGCACGGGCAAACACCCATGGAAAGCAGAGGTTACAGAGGGTGATGCGGGTGTTACTTCTGGAACTATCACTGGTTGGTTCTCGCAGGTCTATGAACCGACCTATACACCGGAACCATAGGAGGAATAAAGGATGGATAATGAGAGAAGTGCCGTTATCAATATCGGCGGCAAAGAGCATGAATTGATACTCACTACACGTGCTACAAAAGCAATCGCAAATCGTTATGGCGGTCTTGAAAACCTCGGAGAAAAACTGATGAAATCCGAGAACTTCGAGATGGCACTGGATGAAATTGTGTGGCTTTTGACCCTTTTGGCTAACCAGTCCATTTTGATCCGCAACCTTAAAAATAAAGGGAAACCTGAGGATTTGCTGACAGAGGATGAGGTGGAACTTCTTACCTCTCCCCTCGACTTGGCAGTGTACAAAAATGCAATCACCGAAGCGATGTTCAAAGGTACAAAGCGCAACGTGGAAAGTGAGGACGAAGGCATAGAGCCAAAAAACACACAAGTCGAGTAACGGACAATGAGACCTTTACTCGACTTTTTTATTACGGAACAGTTCAGATGGGTATGAGCGCAGAGGATTTCTGGCTTATGCCCATCGGTCTGTTTTTGGACTTGTGGGCCTGCCATAAACAGTGGCATGGTATTGAAAAGCAAAAGAAAACCCAAACAATCGATGATATTATACCGCCGGGTATATAGGAGGAGGTGACGGCATGGCAGATAATTTCGGGTTAAAAATCGGCATTGAGGGTGAGAAGGAATTTAAAAAGGCTCTTTCGGACATCAACCAGTCCTTCAAAGTTTTAGGCAGTGAGATGACCCTCGTGACGAGTCAATTTGATAAAAATGACAAGTCCATACAGGCACTTAGTGCCCGTAATACGGTTTTGAATAAAGAAATTGATGCACAGAAAGATAAGATTTCTACCCTTAAGGCTGCACTAGACAATGCCTCCTCCTCTTTCGGTGAAAATGACCGCCGCACACAGAATTGGCAGATACAGCTGAACAAGGCACAGGCGGAACTCAATGGCATGGAAAAGGAACTGGAGCAAAATAACAAAACTCTGCACGACCATGCCGACAGCACTGATGATAGTACACAAAACATGAGAGATGCCGCCGGTGCCGCTGATAATCTCGCTGACAACGTGGACGATCTTGGCGGCGAGATGGACGATGCAGGTAAGAAAACATCCGTGTTTGGCGATGTGTTAAAAGCTAATCTGCTTTCTGATGTAATCATCGGCGGTATTAAGGCACTTGGCAGTGCTATTGCCGGAATAGGGAAAGCATTCATTGGCTCTATGAAGGATGGCATAGAATACAACGCTCAGATGGAAAGCTACACAGCATCCTTTACTACTATGCTTGGCGATCAGGCAAAGGCACAGAAACTAGTCACCGATTTGAAAAAGGAAGCCGCCGCTACACCATTTGGGATGCAGGATTTAGCGGAGGCCACACAGACGCTGATGAGTTTTGGTATGAATGCCGAGGATGCACAAAAGTATATGAAGCAGCTCGGTGATATCTCACAAGGTGATTCTGAGAAGTTTAAAAGCTTGACTCTTGCTTTTGCACAGATGTCTTCAACGGGTAAGCTTACAGGTCAAGACCTTTTACAGATGATTAATGCTGGATTTAACCCTTTAGAGGAAATATCACGAAAAACCGGAAAATCCATTGGTGAACTGAAGGATGAGATGGCAAAAGGTGCTATCTCTGCAGATATGGTCGCAGATGCGTTTGCTTCGGCAACAGCAGAAGGCGGACGTTTCTACGGAGCCATGGAAACCCAGTCAAAAACATTGTCTGGGCAGATGTCAACCTTGGAAGATAACGTGGCATCTTTAAAAGGACAGCTTGCCGAGGGACTCTCCAGTATGCTCTCCGGCACAGTCCTCCCTATGGTAAACGGATGGATTGAAGAACTTTCCATAGCTTTTGCAAATGATGGTGCAAAGGGGCTAATTGATGCCTTTGGCGGTATTCTGCAGGAGGCGGTGCAGTTTATTTCACAGCAGCTTCCAATGGTGGTTGATGCTGCATCTCAGATCATAATTTCACTGGTGCAGGGCTTGACCGCCGCACTTCCGCAAATCACCGATGCGGCTGTGCTTCTTTTGATGACACTGGTTAACGGCATTATAGCCACTTTACCGGCACTTACCACAGCCGCAGTGCAGATGATTGGCACAATCGTCAGTGGCATTGGAGATGCCTTGCCTCAGTTGATACCTGCCGCAGTGTCTGCTGTGATGCAAATTGCTCAAGGTTTGGCTGAAAATTTGCCCATGATTCTGGACGCAGCTTTGCAGCTGATACTTGGATTGGCACAAGGGTTGTTGGATGCAATTCCTCAGCTTGTTTCTGCATTGCCTGCCATCATAAAAGCACTGGTGGACTTTTTAGTTCAATCCATTCCACAAATTATCGATGCAGGCATTAAATTGCTGACTTCACTGGTGACAGCTCTGCCTACTATTATTACTGCGATTGTGAAGGCGATTCCACAAATCATAGACAGCATCATCGGTGCAGTCACTGGGTCAATCCCTCAGATTATTGATGCAGGCATTAAGCTGTTAGTAGCACTCATTCAAGCACTGCCGCAGATTATTACTGCCGTTGTAACAGCAATTCCGAAAATCGTAGGTGCATTAGTGAATGCCATTGCAGGAAACATTGACAAGATTATTCTTGCAGGTGTTCAGCTGCTTGTGGCACTGATTGCAAATCTGCCAAGGATAATTGTAGAGATTGTCAAAGCAGTACCGCAGATTATTGCCGGGATTGTCAGAGCATTTGCTGAATACTACAGTCAAATGGCAAGGGTTGGCGAAAATCTAATCAAGGGTCTGTGGCAAGGCATTTCAGATGCAGGTGCGTGGTTATGGAGTAAAATCTCCGGATTTTTCGGAAATGTGGTATCGAGAATTAAGGACTTCTTTGGCATCCACTCTCCTTCCGCTCTGTTTGCCGGAATTGGCCGCAATATGGGCGAAGGCATCGGTGTTGGATTTGAGGACGCAATGAAAACTGTCTCGAGGGATATGCAAAATGCGATACCTACAAGTTTTGGTTTGAACTACGGAAATGTAAACGGACAGAGCAGTGCTGCCGGTACAAATATCACGCAAAATATCTCCGTGGTAACACCTAAGGCACTGTCTGAAAAGGAACTGGCCCGGGAGTTTAAAAATCTGTCCCGCAAGTTGGCACTTGAATATTAAGGGAGGTCTGGCTATGGAACTGACATATACCAACTCTGGCGGTGGAAGCCTTACATTAAAACAAAGCCGCCCATATTTCTTAACCAAAATAGACGGCACGGGCAGCATACGTCAGACCGTTAATACTTTCAAGGCACCGGATCAAGACGGTGCTTTTTATATATCATCAACGCTTGATATGCGCAACATCACACTGGAAGGCACAGTTATCGCTGATACTCCCGACGAAGCATATACACAAAGGCAAAGGCTCTTACAGATATTCAGTCCGAAACTTCGAGGAACTCTCCTGTATCGCGGGCGGCAGATTTCCTGTGTTGTGGAGGAGGTTGGCTTTACTGTTTCCTCCAGGCAGCGGATACCGAACTTTTTTATAAGTCTGCTTTGTCCTTCACCCTTCTTTGAAACATTGAATGAGATACGTGAAGAATTGGCATCTTGGATGCCGCTTTTTGAATTTGAACTTGAGATACCTGGAGGCGGCATGGAGTTTGGTGCAAGGCAGCCAAGTCAAATCATCACAGTAGATAATATTGGCGATGTGTCCTGTGGATGTGAGATCGTTTTTCGTGCCTTGGGTACAGTGACAAACCCGGAACTCTTAAACTTAGATACTGGAGAATATATTAGGCTCCTCACAACAATGAGCGCTGGGGATGAACTTCGTGTATACACCCATTTTGCAGGTAAACGTGTAGTCAGTGTTAATGGCTCAAATATAACAAATGCTTTCTCACTGCTGGATACCGGCTCGGTGTTTTTTCAGCTTGCCGCAGGTATTAATACTCTGCGCTATGATGCATCCGTCAATATGGATCTGCTGGAAGTCAGCATTTACTACCGACCACAGTTTTTGGGGGTGTGAGAATGGAATTTTATATTTTTAATTCAAACCGTGAACTCATAGGCATTGTAGAGTCCTTTGATTATCTGCGTTGGACAAGGCGTTACTCCCAGTGTGGTTCTTTCGAGTTAAAGGCTATATCCACACCCGAAAATTCCGAACTTTTGCAAGAAGGGAATATCATCTGGAAAAGTGATGACGAGGAGGCAGGAATTATCGAATACTTGAAACGATCCCAGACAGACAGAGAGTTCATCACGGTAAGCGGACGGTTTGCCACATCCCTTCTTGCCCGCCGCATAGTGTGGGGAACTGAAAAACTGTCCGGGGATCTTTCTGCCTGTGTGGAGCAGCTTTTAAATCATAACCTCATCAACCCTTCTGATTCGGCACGGCAGATTACCGGGATATCCTTTTTCGCTCCGAACCTTAGTGTGCCAGTCAGTACTCAGATATCATACCGTAACCTTATGGATGCGGTGACGGGACTATGTGATGCTTCGGATGCCGGTATCAAGACCGTATTTAATGAAACAACAGGAGCCTTTGAGGTGACGCTGTATAACGGTGCGGTATCACAGGCAGTGTTTTCCAAGGAATACGAGAACCTAACAGAACAGGTATATACAGAAAGTGAGACGGACTATGCCAATACTGCACTCATCGGCGGCGAGGGTGAAGGAGCAGATAGGACATTTGTCGCCATTACAAGCGGTACTGGGGAAACCCGCCGTGAAACCTTCGTGGATGCCAAAGACCTGAGAACAGAGGACTTCGGGGCAGGCTACACCGATGCACTGACTTTTCGTGGCCAAAGTAAGCTGAATGAACTGGCAATGCGGTATACATTTGATACAATGGTTAATCCCCACGGCAATCTTGCCTACAAGACAGATTTTGACCTTGGGCAGATTGTTAAAGTCGTTTCCAAAGTGTGGGGGGTATCCATGATGACACGCATTACGGAAGTCGAAGAGACCTATGATGCAGACGGTCAAAGTATCAGTGTAGTATTCGGAAAGGCTGAACTTACAATAGCACAGAAAATCCGCTCCGACATGAGTCAGGTTCAAACAACACTGTCAGCACCAACAGGCATATCAGCGGTGGCAGAAACCCTCGGTGACTTGACGGAGGCGAATGCCAAAATCCAAGGTGATACTGTGGTAGATACCATCAATAATTTATTTGGAAAACTTCCCGCACTTGAAATATCCGTAGGTGCAGGTACCGTATCAATTGGCCAGTATGCTTTGCACAGCATGGCTCCGGGAGATGCCTTATACTTCACCTCATACAGCGGCAATAAGTTCAGCGACCAGCCAAGTGAGAACGGACAAGTATTTTTGATAAAACACAATGGAGATAACACGGGAAACGGCTATCAGAGGGCGATGGGTTTCTTTGTCAGCAGGGATACCATGACGTTTTACGTGATTTCTCTTTTCCTATATAATAGCCCGTCTGGTCAGGCAAACTGGCTGAACATCAACAACGATCCTATAACTACGGCAAGGCTTGCAAACGGGGCAGTAACCGGAACGAAGATAGCAGACCGTACGATTACCGCTTCTAAGATTGCGGCGGCTTTAACCGACTACTCCACAACAGAACAAAACACAGGGCGCCTATGGACGGATGGCAAGACGATTTACCGCAAGGTTATCAGCCTCGGTTCGCTTCCTAATGCAACTCCGGGCAGTGTAGCACACGGCATATCAAACCTCAGCACCGTTGTCCGCTTATCCGGCTTTGCGACAAACGGAACGATATTTTTGCCGCTGCCCCTTGCACGGTACAGCAACTTCGCATCGCAAATTGGACTCTATGCGGATACAGCCAATATTATTGTTGAACCCGGCAATGACCGAACATCGTATACAGGCTATGTGGTTATGGAGTATACAAAGACCAGCTAAGAAGGAGGAAACAGTCTATGGAGAAAAGCGGATTTTTTAATTCATCCGGTGGTGATAGGATTTACGATGCAGCAGATTTTGCTGCCTATTTCGGAAGTCTTGTCTCAAACGGCATTTTTTATAAAGCAGCGACAAACCTGCAGGTATCACCCGGCAGTGGTTTAGGGATAAGTGTGGCGGCAGGCACTGCTTGGATTAATGGGTATCGTTATGAGAACACAGATGCTCTGAACATTCCACTTACCACCGCAAGCGGGAGCAATCCCCGTATTGACCGAGTTGTGGTTCGATTAAGTAAGGTTAGCAGAAGTATTCAGATCGCTGTTGTGGATGGAACTCCTGCCGCAGCACCCACAGCACCAGCATTGACAAGAACAAGTGACGTCTATGAACTTGGTATTGCCGATATTCTTGTGCCGACCGCCGCCACATCTATAATCTTAAATAACATCACCGATACCCGGCTTAATACTAGTCTTTGTGGGTTAGTAAACTCGCTTGTATCGGCAGTCTATGAGTGAGGTGAATAACCATGGCAGATATTAATAATGTAATCCTGAGTGCAGGTTCAGGCCCAACCGTTCATTATACGATTACCTATACTAAGAGCCGTTCGAACAATAGCCAGATGACCTACAACTTTACCATATCCGCTGCTTTGGGTTCATCCAGCTCTTACATCCACAGCGGATATGCTCTTCTTTGCACCATGACTGTAAACGGCTCCTCCTCACAGGTGCGTATTAAAGCGGCAGATGGCGACGACTGGGACGGAACCACACCGAGAATCAGATATGTTTCAGTGACCTGTGCATCCACTGCGGGTAATGAAGCGCAGGGCGTACGTTTTAAAGTTGTATCAGATGGACGGCTAAATCTGTCCTCCGGTGTCATTGACAACTCCAGTTATACCGTATTAAGTTCTGCTTTACTGACTACAGCCTGTGGTGCTCCGACAGCCTGCTCAGTTAATGCAACACTATCAGAAGGAAACATAACACTTTCGTGGAGCGGTGCATCCAATGGTACGAATAATGCCATTTCTTCTTACGAGATACAGTACAGTGATTCTGCCGATAACTCTACTTGGGGTGCTTGGACGGCGCTGACTACAGTAACCACTACGGTTGGCAGTGGAAGCGTGTCGGCAGCACCGCCATCAATAAGAGGATATTACCGCAGGTTTCAAGTGCGGACACGAGGAACGGCGGGAGCAAGCTATTACTCCGGTTGGAAAATATCAACAAACTCCGTCCGCAAAAATACAGTGCCAAGTCCACCTGTTGCCGCAGCTGCCTCTCCTGCCACATACAGTGATGAGACTATTACACTGACATGGAGCGGGGCATCGGGTGGAACAAGTGCAATCAAGGGATACCAGATTGCAAGCCGTACATCCACCGATAACATCACATGGACTGCATGGAGTGTACTGACTTTGTTGACGTTGGCGGCTAGTGGAGGCAGCTGCAATCCGACAGTATCGAGAACACCCGGAACCTATACTCAATTTGGGATTTGGACAATCGACGCACTGGATGTTTACTCAACTGAAAAAATTAGCAATAGCATCTTCTGTAATGTCACTGCTTGTAGTGCTCCGACCTCGTTTTCAGTCAGCACAGCTCTTGCAGAAGGCAATGTTACTCTTTCATGGAGCGGCGCAGCGGGCGGTGCCGGCAATGCCATCACTTCCTATGAGATACAGTGCAGTGATTCTTCAGATAACAGCACATGGGGTGCTTGGACGGCACTGACCACAGTGAATACTTCTGCAGCCAGTGGTAATGTGAGCGTAAGTCCTCCTACCACACGTGGCAATTATCGCCGGTTTCAGATAAGGACACGAGGTGCAGCCGGAGAGAGTTTTTATTCTGACTGGGCAGTGGTCAGCAACACTCTCCGCAAAAATGTACTGCCAATGCCGCCGTCATCTTTTACCGCTGCACCCGCTATCTATGAAACATCTGCCATAACTCTGACATGGAGCGGCACAGTTCAAGGCACAAGTGCTATCAAGCAGTATGTCATTCAACAAGCGACTTCCACGGATGGCACGAACTGGACAGCATATGAGTCAGTGGCGACGATTATTTCAAATGCCGCCTCAGGGACATATTCGACGAATGCCTCACAGGCAGCCGGAACGTATACCCGCTACCGAATCAGTGTCACCGATGTACTGGATGCGGTTTCCGCCTATGTAACCAGCAATACGGTAAAGAAAAATAGTCCGCCTACTGCTCCGATTATCGACTGTCCGCAATCCGGCAGCTCCACTTACAACGTAAATCCACGATTTATGATTACGGTGGGTACTGAGTCAGATGGTCAGACGCAGATCCTGGAGGTAAAGATTGATACAGGGGCATGGCTGAACAGCGTGGATAATCCAGAACTCTTCTCCACAAATGGCTATCTTACGAATGGTGTCAAGATGGTGTTCCAAGCACCAGCACTGACTGCCGGAAACCATACGGTGACCTTCCGCAGCATTGACAGTGATGTTCGGTCACAAAGCACAGAGGTTGTCCGCACCTTTACGGTACTTGCATCACCTTTTGAAACCATAATAGCTGGTGTTACTCATGTGAAGGCAGAACATATTCGTGGAATCCGAAACGCTGTAAACACCGCCCGTAATTATTACGGCTTACCATTGATTGCCTGGAATGGAGATGTCACTGCCGGAAAGACCGCTATCAAAGACTGGCCGTTTCATATTGCAGAGATACAGAGAGCACTTGTGCCGGTCATCACAAAGATTAATGGTTTCGATCCTAATTCTTCGGCTTTTGACATCCCACCGGATGATTGGCAGCCGATTGGAACAGGACGGCCGAAAGCGGACGTAATGGGGCAGCTACATCTTATAGTATTCATGCTATAAGGCATTACAATCACAGCACTCATGCAATTTGCTTGGGTGCTTAATTTTATATAAAACTCATGAAATGGAGGTATTTCACAATGAAAGAGATTTGGAATTGGATACAGCTGGCTTTTGTTGCTGTCGGTGCATTTCTTGGATGGTTTCTTGGCGGTTTGGATGGGTTTCTTTATGCCCTTATCGCTTTTGTAGTTATCGATTATCTGACAGGTGTACTCTGTGCGATTATTGATAAAAAGCTGTCCAGTGAGATTGGTGCTAAGGGTATCTTTAAAAAGGTACTTATCTTTGTTTTGGTAGGTGTTGCTAATATTCTTGATACGCAGATTTTAGGCAGCACTGGGAATAGTGGGGCACTACGTACGGCGGTAATTTTCTTTTACCTGAGCAATGAAGGAATCTCCATTCTGGAGAATGCAGGGCATATCGGACTGCCCATCCCTGAAAAACTTAAAGAGGTTCTTAAGCAGCTTCACGGAAGAGATGATGAACTTCCAAAGGCTGGTGACGGAAAATGATTGACTTAACAAAGGCATCAACCGTATACATTGGGCGGCGTGGTGAGCATCATTTCCGCAGCATCGAGTTTGATGTTTCCAGTTTAATTGGAGACGATTATCCCGGTGCTTCACTGCAAGCCATATATAAAAGACCTGATGGAACTACTTATCCTGTGGTTACAAGTTACAGTGCTGGGGTTCTGATATGGTCACCAAGTGCGGCTGATACCATAGATGCCGGTGTGGGACAATTAGAAATCAGAGTCGTGTTTGGTGATGTGGTTGGAAAGAGTGTAAAGGTTATTACCATAGTCGAGGAGGCTCTTGTAGATGGCATAGCCACACCGCCGGAGCCTCCTGCACAGGAGTGGCTGAATCAAGTGCTTTCGGCCTTAGCTGCACTCGATGTGAACGATGTGTACAGTCTGCTGACCCTCACCTACAATCTGTTAAATGATAACTACAGTTTATTAAATAACACGCATGATTTAATCGAGGAAACCCGTGATACGCTTTACACGCGGACTGGAATTATCCTCAATCATTTGCATCCGATTGAAACAGCTACTGCTCCCGATTTGATAAGCCGAAGAGCCTCTATTACTTTCACAAATATAGTGGTGGGCAACAATGTAATACTGGGACCCGTAACCTATATATTCGTTACATCCCTTGGCAACCCGGCAGTGAATAATGTGCAGGTGCGGATGCAGAGTAATCTTCGTCAAACTGTTCAGAAACTTGCCGAAGCCATAAGGGGTATTCAAGACAATGTAAACATTGCTTATGGTACAGGGACAAATCCAAACCCAGTGGCCACCGCTTATTGGACGAGTCGGATATTCTCCATCGGTGATATTTCCATTGCCACAGGTGAGAGTCTATTTCTTTTGGAAAAAGCAGAAAACACGATAACAGCATTGACTCTCACTTCTACTGCAGCGGCTGTGATTAATGCATTTACCAGATCAAGCTACTTGCGATATGTCTTATCGGGTAATGCATCAGGTTCTGGTGGTGCCAACAGTGTCCGAGGGCCTATGCAGACGGTTCTGCCCATCGGCAGTGTGGTCATAGGCGGACAGGATGGCTTGCTTTACCCAACGGCTTATGACTGCCATCTTACTACCCTTTGCCGTCAATCGGATACGACTGAGAAAGAACTGGATTTATATATTTCAAACGATGAAGTGACCTTTACCAGGATCTCACGCAGTACGCCCATCGGTGCAGACAATGCCAACGCAGGACTGCACATTCATATTGAAATGCGTCAGAGCCGAGTGCCTGCGGGTTTCGGACTGTATATCAGCATGGGCAGTGATGGCACATCGCCGACTGCATATTGTGACCTGAAGTTTACTTACCATCTGTATCCCGCCGTCCTTGCGGCTGTCAACCCATTCTAACAGAGAGGTGATATGAAATGAATTTGCATAAGCTGATATTCATAAACAATGCCTGCTATAAGGCAGGAAAGACAATAACCCCGAAAGGTATCATGGTGCACTCCACCGGGGCAAATAATCCATGGCTGAAACGCTATGTTGGCCCAGATGATGGCTTGCTTGGAAAGAACCAAAACGGCAACCATTGGAATCAAGAGAGACCAGATGGCAGACAGGTCTGTGTTCACGGCTTTATTGGAAAACTGAACGACGGCACAATTGCCGCCTACCAGACGCTTCCGTGGAACTATCGTGGCTGGCACTCTGGTGGTTCGGCAAATGATACTCATATAGGATTTGAGATTTGTGAGGACGGTCTTTCGGACAGCACCTATTTCAATAAGGTGTACCGGGAGGCCGTTGAACTTTGTGTATATCTCTGTAAACTCTATGGTTTAACCGAAAAGAACATCATCTGCCATAGTGAAGGTTATAAGTTGGGCATTGCCAGCAATCATGGGGATGTGATGCACTGGTTTCCTAAACACGGCAAGTCGATGGATGACTTTCGAGCCGAGGTCAAGAAGGCACTGATACCCATTAACCCATCACCTAAAACGGAAGATGTTTTATATAGGGTGAGAAAAAGCTGGGATGATGCCAAATCACAAAAAGGTGCATATAAGGTGTTGGAAAATGCCAAACATAGTGCAGATGCCAACCCCGGATATAATGTTTTTGATGAATATGGAAAAGTTATATACCCAGGAAAATCGGAAATATACACCGTAGTTAAGGGTGACTCCCTTTGGAAGATTGCTAAAGAAAAGCTTGATGATGGTGAAAGATATACGGAGATTAAGGCACTCAACGGTCTGACTTCTAATATCATCTATACAGGACAGAAATTGAAAATTCCTAATTAAACACGATGCCCTTGGAGGTTAAAAAACTTCCGAGGGCATTATTTTTTTTCAAAACCGTCAGATTTCCTTTCTGCCCATGGCTACCAGGTAGAGGGCAACAAATTAAATCGCCCTTCAGAAAGAGGTGAAGGACATGAAACACAACCTTAAAATCAGTGTTTCAAAAGAGCCACAGACAGGCGGAATCGTTACTTGCCGTAATGTCACCATAAGGGAGCGCATCCTACGTTTCCTCCTTGGAGATAAACAGCGTGTAACCATTCTGATTCCCGGGGATAGTGTCGAGGAACTCGCTATCTGTGAGACTACGAAAGGAGGAAATGACCTTGAGCAAAGTAAAGTTACTGATTGATGTAGTAAACGATATGCGAAGTCTTGCAGACAGCATACAGGCAGTTTGTGATGCAATGGCAGAAAGTGATTCTGCTCCCAAAGAAGTGCCTGCTGCAAAGACAGAAACAGCAAAAGAGCCGGACATTCCACTTGAAAAAGTGCGTATGGTGCTTGCCGAAAAGAGCCAGCTTGGATTTACCGCCGAAGTGCGAGGAATCATTCAAAAGTATGGTGCAAACAAGCTAAGTGCCGTTGATAAAGCTTACTATGCTGACATCTTGAAAGATGCGGAGGTTCTTGGCAATGGCTAATCACGCAATATTATCTGCATCATCTTCACACAGATGGCTTCATTGTTTACCGTCAGCAAGGCTTGAGCTTGAATTTGATGATACAAGCGGTACTGCAGCAGACGAAGGAACAGCGGCACACGCACTCTCAGAACACAAACTGAAAAAGGCACTTCATATGAGGAGTAAGCGCCCTATATCAGACTATGACTCAGATGAGATGGGAGAATGTACGGATGCCTATGTTGAATTCGTTATGGAACAGGTGGAACTTGCAAGAAATTCCTGCAATGATCCTATCATTCTTATCGAACAGCACCTTGATTTTTCCTGTTATGTACCAGACGGTTTTGGTACGGGAGATTGCGTGGTTATAGCAGATGACAGACTTCATATCGTAGATTTCAAATATGGGATGGGTGTGCTTGTAGATGCAGTGGACAATCCACAGATGAAACTATATGCCTTGGGTGCTCTTGAAATCTATGACAGCCTTTATGATATCAACGAAATATCAATGACAATTTTCCAGCCAAGAAGAGAAAATGTCAGTACATGGACTGTACCGGTAGATGAACTCAAAGCCTGGGCAGAAGAGGAACTCAAGCCAAAGGCAGTAAAAGCTTTTAACGGTGAGGGTGAGTATTTGCCCGGTGAATGGTGTACTTTCTGCAAAGCTGCAGTCAGATGTCGTGCGAGAGCCGAGGAAAAATTAAAACTCGCACAGACAGAGTTTAAGATGCCACCTTTACTTACTGACAATGAGATAGAAGAAATTCTTTTCATTCTCCCCGACCTTACCAAATGGGCAAATGAAATTACAGCCTATGCTACAGACGCTGCGGTGAACCACGGCAAAGAGTGGAACGGTTTTAAGGTTGTGGAAGGTCGCTCGGTTCGCAAATACAAGGATGAAAATGCCATCGCAGAAAAAGCTGTGGCAAGTGGATTTAAGGATATTTACCGAAAGAGCCTTATTCCTATGACAGAGATGCAGAAACTGATGGGTAAAACCAAATTTGAGGAAATTCTAGGAAGCCTCATCTATAAACCACCGGGCAAGCCGAGTCTTGTTCCCAATTCGGATAAAAGACCGGCTATGAACGTAGCAGATGCAAAAAACGAATTTAACGAAATTATGGAGGATTGATTATTATGGCAAATAACACTAATAAAACTAAGGTTATCACAGGTGTAAACACAAGGCTCTCTTACTTCCACGGATGGGAGCCAGTATCTATCAACGGCGGTGCTGAAAAGTATAGCGTATCCGTTCTCATTCCAAAGGATGATAAGGAAACCATAAATGCAGTAAATGCTGCAATCGATGCAGCTATTGAAGAAGGTATTGCAAAGTTCGGTGGTAAGAAACCGAATAAGGCTACCATCAAACTTCCTCTTCGTGACGGGGATGTAGAGCGTGATGACGAGGCATATAAGGGGCATTATTTTATCAATGCCAATAGCATAACCGCACCACAGATTGTAGACAAAAGTGTTAAACCTATTATGGATCGCAGTGAAGTGTACAGCGGTTGTTACGGCAGGGTTTCTCTTAACTTTTATGCTTTCAACTCCAACGGCAATAAGGGTGTAGCTTGTGGCCTCGGTAATATTCAAAAGATTAAGGACGGCGAACCTCTCGGTGGCAAGACCTCTGCAGCAGATGATTTTACTACTCTTGTGGATGATGATTTCCTTGCCTAATTGGAGCGGCGACTTTGCGGTGGTGGGGGCTTTCCCTCTGCCACCTTTTTTCTTTAGGAACGGAGGTATGCTATGAAGAACCTAGAAATCGATATTGAAACCTATTCATCTGTCAACCTACAAAAGAGCGGAGTTTACCGTTATATAGAGGCAGATGATTTTGAAATATTGCTGTTTGGATATTCTGTTGACGGAGGAGAGGTTATGGTGGTTGACCTTGTGAGTGGAGAAAAAATACCGCAAGAAATACTCGATGCATTGACCGATGAAAATATAATCAAATGGGCATTCAATGCTCAGTTTGAGCGTGTCTGCCTATCAAGGTATCTGTTTGATATGGGAATAAGTCTTGACCCTTTTCATGACAACCATCCATTGTCTAAGGAATTGGCAAGATATCTAAACCCTTTATCGTGGAAATGTTCAATGGTGTGGTCTGCTTATATGGGACTTCCCCTTTCCTTGGAAGGTGTGGGTGCTGTTCTTGGTCTTGAAAAGCAAAAGCTGACCGAAGGCAAAGACCTTATAAGATACTTCTGTGTTCCGTGTACTCCTACCAAATCAAATGGTGGAAGAAACCGTAATCTGCCAAGTAATGATGAGGAGAAATGGCAGAGGTTTAAGGCTTATAACAAACGTGATGTTGAAACGGAAATGCAGATACAGCAAAGGCTTATAAAGTTTCCTGTGCCGGAAGAGATTTGGGATGAATACCATCTCGACCAGGAAATCAATGACCGTGGCATAAAGGTTGATATGAATTTTGTAAAACAGGCTATTGCAACGGATGAGATTTCTCACGAAAAACTGATGTCAGCAATGCAGCAAATGACAGAACTTGATAACCCCAATTCAGTACAGCAGATGAAAGGCTGGCTTTCCGAAAACGGTCTTGAGACAGATACGCTTGGTAAAAAAGCTGTGTCAGAACTTTTGAAGGATGCACCTGAGCATTTAGCTGAAGTTCTTAAGCTCCGCCAGCAGCTTGCAAAATCGTCTGTGAAAAAATACACGGCTATGGAAAATGCTGTTTGTGCAGATTCTCGTGCCAGGGGAATGTTTCAATTTTACGGAGCTAACAGAACCGGCCGCTTTGCAGGAAGGCTTGTGCAGTTACAGAACCTACCGCAAAACCATATGCCGGATTTAAAAGAGGCACGAGGTATAGTAAAAAGCGGTGACTATGAAACACTTGAAATGCTCTACGAAGATATACCAGACACACTCTCACAGCTTATCCGTACAGCTTTTGTGCCAAAGGAAGGCTGTAAGTTTATCGTTGCAGACTTTTCCGCTATTGAAGCCCGTGTGCTTTCCTGGCTTGCAGGCGAAGAATGGAGAACGGAGGTATTCGCAAGCGGCGGTGATATTTATTGTGCATCTGCATCACAGATGTTTAAAGTTCCTGTTGAAAAGCATGGTGTGAACGGTCATCTAAGGCAAAAAGGAAAAATTGCGGAATTGGCACTTGGATATGGTGGATCAGTCGGTGCATTAAAGGCAATGGGTGCGTTGGAGATGGGACTTGAAGAAGAGGAGTTGAAACCCCTTGTTAATG